AAGAAACCATTTACCATAGAACTACTGGTTCAACGAGGAAGGATACCAGAGACCTGGTATGACGATATTATTGAGATTGGTAGTCAAGGTAAGGCTGAGGTCTCAATCGTTGTTTATATGGGAATTAATTGGGATACCCATAAGAGATTGATGGAGCGCTCACCAAAATATTTGGAAGCCGTCAACACGGCACAGAAATTATCTGAGGAATGGTGGATGGAAATTGCCCGTAAAGAATGGATTAACGGTAATTCAAAGAACATCAATTCAAACCACTGGTCGTTAATAATGAGGAATATGTTTAAAACTCGTTGGAGTGATAAGAAGGAACACGATATCACCAGTATGGGAGAAAAGATTAATGACCTGAATCAAATACAAATTGAAATAATAAAACCAAAGGACAAAGAAGAATAAGATGAAGAAATTAATATTGGGGGATTGTTTAGATAAACTCCGTGAAATGGAGGATAACTCGGTTGATAGTATTGTGACAGACCCACCATACGGATTATCCTTCATGGGTAAAAAATGGGACTATGATGTTCCCTCAACGGAGATATGGAGAGAGTGTTTAAGAGTATTAAAACCTGGTGGTCATCTATTGTCCTTTGCGGGTAGTAGAACCTATCACAGAATGGCTGTTAATATTGAAGACGCAGGGTTTGAGGTTAGAGACCAACTGATGTGGATATATGGTTCAGGATTCCCAAAATCACATAACATCGGGAAAGCCGTGGATAAGAAACTTGGAAATGAAAGAGAGATTATTGGAGAAAATCCAAATCACAGAACAAGCGAGGCGTTGTATGAACTTGGATTTCAGGGAGGAAAAGGGGACGGACAAATCACCAAAGGTAATTCAGAATGGGAAGGTTGGGGAACGGCTCTCAAACCAGCACACGAACCGATTGTCATGGCACGAAAACCCCTATCAGAAAAGACGGTTGTTGATAATGTATTGGAGTGGGGAACTGGTGGTATCAACATAGATGAGAGTAGAATAGGATATGTAAGTGATTATGATAAGAAACACCAAGAAGATATAAGAAAAGGAACAGGAACTTTCTTTGGTGGTAATGGTAATAGTAAATGTGAGCAAGTAGATATGCAAGGTAGATTTCCAGCTAATGTCCTATTGAGTGAAGAGGCAGCAGAAAACCTTGATGAACATAGTGGTATAAGTAAATCATCAGGTTCTGTTAGAAGAAAAGATACAGAAACCGACCCAACCTCAATAGATTTTAAACATAAGGAAGGTGAGATGTCCAATCCATACGCAGGTCAAGTTGGTGGAGCATCAAGATATTTCTATGTAGCCAAACCCTCAAAGAAAGAGAAGGAATTTGGTATGACAGGTGAGGATAAGATATTGAATCGTGTGAATAGTGGTGGTATTGAGAATGACCCGAAATGGAAACCTGTGGTCAGAAAGAATAGTCACCCAACCGTCAAACCAATTAAACTTATGGAATACCTAATCACAATGGTAACACCAAAAGGAGGAATAACCCTTGACCCGTTTATGGGTTCAGGTTCTACAGGGATTGCTGCTCTACAAAATGGTTTTCAGTTTATTGGTATTGAAAGAGAACAAGAGTATATGGACATCGCAGAACAAAGGATAAACTCCATATCACAACTCAAACTTGATATATGAAAATACAAACCACCGAGATATTTCAAATGTTGGAAGACAACAAGGACAAACGACTGTTAATATTTCAAGGGTCGGCTCGTTCTGGTAAGACCTACAACATCCTAATATGGTTGGTGGTATACTTACTCCAAAACCCTGGTAAAACTCTCTCTATCGTCAGAAAAACCCTACCAGCGTTGAAGGGGTCAGTATTGAGAGACCTGAAGGAAATATTAATAGCAATGGATTTGTATTTAGATTCACGATGGAAAAAACAAGAGGGGTATTTCACATTACCAAACGGTTCAACAATAGAATGGTTCTCAACGGATGAGGAACAAAAGTTAAGGGGTAGACGAAGAGATTGGTTATTCATAAATGAAGCAAACGAAATAACCAGAGATGAGTATGTCCAATTAGCCATAAGAACGACAGAGCATATTGTATTGGATTACAACCCCTCAGATTTAAACTCATACATCTATGACTTGTTGGAGACAGAACCTGATATATTTTTCCACAAATCAACATACAAGGAAAATCCGTTTCTAACAGACGAAATCATCAAAGAGATAGAATCACTCAAGGACAAGGACGATAACCTGTGGAGGGTCTTTGGATTGGGTGAGAGAGGTGTTTCAACCAACTCTGTATTCTCCAAGTACAATATCATAGAAGATGAAGAGTTTCCTGTTGATGGTGGTGTGTTGGTTAGAGCATGCGACCCGGGGTTTAACGACCCGACAGCAATCGTGGAATGTAGAATAATCAACGACTCACTATACATCAGGGAGTTGTTATATTCAAGGGGATTGACCAGTGATGATATCGCATACAAAATTGAACAGTTGGGATTTGATAGAACCGATGACTTATGGTTTGATAATGCCCGTCCTGAGATTATTCAAGATTTAAAAAGAAAAAGAATAAATGCCAAACCGGTAATTAAAAATACAATATTACACGGAATAGATTTAATAAAACGACATAGAGTTTATATTACAAAGAGTAGTGAGAATGTAATATCTGAGTTTCAAGGATATAGATGGAAGACCGATAAAGATGGTCGTATCATGGATAACCCTGTAGATTTAGATAACCACACGATTGACTGCGTAAGATATTGTCTTGAGATGTCGACTAAACCAAAAGGAAAAATTACAATTATATGATAGATTTAGTAGTAGGAGATGAGGTAGTTAAACTAAACTCAGAATTAACCATAGGACAATACCAAGCACTGGATTCCAAATCTCAGTTCTATAAAGAAAACCCCCACCAATTAATATCACTCTTTACCGGTATTCCATTTAACGATGTTAAGAACATGTCGATGGATACAGTTAAGATGATACAGGCATACCTAAACAACAGAATGTTAAAACAAGAGAAAAAAGAACTTGTAATGACATTTGAGTATTTGGGTGTGGAATACGGATTGGAGCAACACTTTGGAACGATGCCATTTGGAGCATGGGTGGATTTTGAGGTATATACATCAGACAATATCACATCCAACATACATAAGTTGATGTCCATACTTTATAGACCTATTACAAGCAAAAAGAAGAACGGTAAGTATACCATCGCCCCATACAACTCACATGAGATTGAGGACAGAGCAGAGTTGTTCAGAGACCTACCAGCATCCTATTGGTTTGCATCTGCCGATTTTTTTTTTCGAGTCGCAAACTTATACATCTCCAATATAAAGGCTTCTTTGGAATCGAAGAGGAAGATGAACGATTTGATAATGAAGGGGTGGAAGATACTCCCGAAATGGCTACAAAAGAGGCTACCGCCAGATTCTATTTTGCTCTCCTTTACAAACTCACAGGAAACGATATTACAAAATTCGAAGAAGTAGAGCAACAACCCCTGTATTTATGTTTAAATGTCTTATCATTAGAGAAAGACAGAAATGAGAAAGAAAAAGAAGAATACGAAAAAATAAAAAAACAAATGAAAATGTAAGGACAATATTTATTAACAATGGAACAACTCACCACATTTAATAAGATATTAAAATATATCAAACAATACCAACAACAGTCCCCACGAATGAAGTCATTCGGTTATGGGGATATTGTTTATTATGCTACAACAAATTCAGGAACAACTGAATATCCATTGGTGTTTGTAACTCCTGTGGGTATTACCTATGATGAGAATATCACCACCTACAATCTATCTGTAATATTTGGTGATATCGTAAACACCGATATGTCTAATGAGGCATCAGTTGTTTCAGATATGAGTTTGGAAGCCAAGAGATTTATCGCTGAAATCAAACGAGGGTTCTTGGAGGATAAAATAGATGTTGAATTGCCAACATTGGCTCAACCGTTCTTCGAGAGGTTTAATGACCATATTGGGGGAGTTGTATTGGATATCAACATTATTGTTAATGAGTATTTGGATGCTTGTCTACAATTCCCAAGTTATACATATCCAAATCAGATTGACGGATTATTTGCGTGGTATGACTTACAAGATACCTCAACCGTTAGCATCGGTCCATTGGGTAGTGAAATCACACAACTATTAGATAAATCTGGTAATGATTATACCCTTACATTACCATCAGGTCATACATATCCAACTTATTGGAAAGTCCCATCTGGTAATTTATCACCTTTTTATGCGATGAACAATACTGATTTAAATGGATTACAACATAACTTCTCATCACCAGTAACATTCCCTGATGGTTATACTATGTTTGTTGTTACTGACTGGGCGGATGATGATGGCACCCGTTCTGTATTCAGTGTAACAACTGGTAATACTTTTTCAAGTTTATTAACATTAAGAGATGCTGGTATCTGTCACTATAATCTATCATCAAGTAGATTCCAATCGGGACAAAATTATCTAACAAGTATACCTGGTGGTGGTATCGACCCAAGTAATAATGCGTTTATCACTACATCATCACAAGATGGACTTACAAGTAATATGGATTTATATATGTATGGTGTTAATAATTATGAAGATTTAACAGCGAGTTCCATTGTAACTGATTCCACTCAATTTGATTATATTACACTCGGTGATATGATAACTGGTGTTGTTGGTGGTGATTTAAATATTTGTGAGGCAATTATCTACAACAGAAAATTAACTACTGATGAATATAATGAAGTATTAGATTACTTAAAACAAAAATATAACTTTAGTAACTGGTCATAATGGAAGAGAATGTTCTACAACAGATTGCGGATATGTTCAAGGGTCAAATCCAACTTGAATTAAGAAGGAAACGCCCATCAAGAACAAAGAGTGGTATAGCAAAACCAGTATCAGGTAGATATCCAACACCAATCTCAGCACCACGAGCAACAGGTAGATTATACAACTCTGTGAATGTCTATTGGGAAGGTAGTTTTGAACAGAAAGATTTGAGTATGATATTAGATTTTGGTGATGTTGATTATTGGTATTTCATTGACCAGGGTCGTAATCCTAATTCAGGAAAGAGAACAGGACAGATGAAACCGGCATTAACACAATGGGCAAGAGTTAAACCCCTACCAAGATTTAGAGACGCCAAAGGTAGATTCTTATCCAATGAAGAAAGAGCGATGTTAATAACTCGTTCTGTTGCCAAGTATGGTTATGAGGGGACATTCTTCATTGAGAAAGCAATCAACAGAACCATCAATAAAATTGAAGAAGAAATTGGAAATGCTGCTGCGATATTTTTCCTTAACATGTTTACAGGTATGGAAAATGGCGGTAATTTTCAAACAAGAAGTAATAGACCATAATGATTAATATATTAAAAACACCCGAAAGTTTTCAACCAGCATTTTCAGATGGTTTATTTTTCACCATCTCTGCTGATACAACGGACAAATACAAATTCCGTTATACCTACGATATCTATGTCGAAGGAACAAAGATATTTCAAGGTAAGGCTACCCCTAACTCATACGACAGAGGGGTTATAGATGTTAGCCGTGTTATCAACACATATACAGAAAACAATCCATTGGGATTGTGGAATACAACACCCGTATATCAACACCAGACCTTCCCATTTGCCAGACCTTATCAAGATGCTGTAATCAACTATGAGGTTAAGTTTGGATATGAATATTCAGATACAGCATTGGGGAATGTAACAGGATTTACCGGTTCAGGAACAACAATCGGTTTGCCAGGTATTGATGGTGGATTATACAAAACCTATTATGGAACTTATGGTGTAAATGGTAGAGCAACACAACAGGATTTCAATTTCTCACCATTTGTGATGTCAGGAACACCAACAGGCACATATCCGACAACATCGGGATTGTTCCTAACCAACTCACCAAGAATTA